CGCTACATTTTTAGGAAATGTAACTGCTAATAATGGCACATTCTTTGATAATGTTGCTGTTACTAATAATATAACTTCAGCAGGTAATATGTCCGCTAGCGGTAATATTACTGGTCAATACATTATTGGTAATGGTAGTCAGTTAACAGGTATCGTATCAACTACCGCACAAACTGTAACAAATGCAGCACAGCCAAACATAACTTCAACTGGTACATTATCAAGTTTAAGCGTGTCAGGAAATGCTAATGTAGGTAATATAGGTGCAACTAATGGCGTCTTTACTAATGTCTCAGGTAACGGCTCATTACTAACTTCTATCACAGGCGCTAATGTCACAGGTCAAGTAGGCAATGCATTAGTAGCAGGTACAGTATATACAAATGCACAACCTAATATTACAAGTGTAGGAACATTAACAAGTTTAAGTGTAAGCGGAACAAGTAATGTTGGGGCAATGAATGTTTCTGGAAGTATTATCCCCACAGCTAATGCTACATATGATTTAGGTAATTCTACTAACTTATTCAGAGATTTATATCTATCAGGCAATAGTATTAAGTTAGGCACACAAACTTTAACTAGTAATGCGTCAGGCGTAGTTTTATCAAATGCTATTTTTGGTACATCATTAACAACAACAGGCAATGCTAATGTTGGTAATTTAGTTACTTCGGGAAGTGTTTCGGCAACTGGTAACATCACTGGCAACTATTTCATTGGTAATGGTAGTCAGTTGACTGGTATCTCGGGTAACATTGCCAACATTACAGCCAATGTGATCTCTTTCAACACCGCAGCTGGTATCAATGTGGCGGCCGGGCAAATGGCCTGGAATAGTTCCGATGGTACCTTGGACATTGGCCTGAGCTATGCCGACGTGGTGTTACAGGTAGGACAAGAAACACACTATGTGGTTCGCAACGACACCGGCAACATTATCGAAAACGGTACTGCTGTATATTGTTCAGGAGTCACTGCTGGATCCGGCCGTATTGAAGCCAGTCCAATGACAGGATCAACAGACCCTGTAAAATTCTTGGGCTTGGCCACGCAAGATATTTCAAACGGTGTCAACGGTGTAATCACATACTTTGGTTATGTGCGTGGACTGGACACCAGAGGCACAGCCAACACAGCCATATCAGTGGGTGACGAAACCTGGGCAGTAGGTGATCAGTTGTATGTTCACCCTACTGCGGCCGGTAAACTGACCAATGTAGAACCTGCCGCACCCAATGTGAAGATCTGCGTGGCATCAATCTTGATTCGAAATCAAACCTCAGGTGTGTTGTTTGTGCGACCCACTACTAATCTTGACATGGTTGATCTCAGTGATGTGCAAATCACCACACCTGCGGCCAACCAGTTTTTGGTCTATGCCGGCAATCGTTGGGAAAACACAGCCCTGGACATCAGTTTGGATACCACACCTACCTTGGGTGGCAACTTGGCCGGTGCTGGATTCAACGTCAGCAATGTGGCCACGATCAGTGCCACAGGCAATGTCTCAGGCGGCAACATCATTACCGCAGGCAATGCTAATGTTGGTAATTTAGTTACTTCGGGAAGTGTTTCGGCAACTGGAAATATCACTGGCGCTTACTTAGTAGGTAACGGTAGTCAATTAACAGGAGTTGCAGCAGGAACAGCAACTACAGCACAAACAGTTACTACTAACGCACAGCCAAATATTACTAGTGTAGGTACACTAACAAGTCTAGCAGTAACTGGTAACGGTTCATTTGGTAATGTTAGCGCAACTCTAGGTGCATTCACTAATGTCTCAGGTAATGGATCATTACTAACTTCTATAACAGGTGCTAATGTCACAGGTCAAGTAGGTAATGCATTAGTAGCTGGTACAGTTTATACGGCAGCACAACCTAATATTACATCAGTTGGTACACTAAGTTCATTGTCAGTAAGTGGAACAGCAACTCTAGCTGCGGTAAACGGTACAGACGCAAGCTTTAGCGGTAATGCAACTGTAAATGGTAACTTGTTTGTTAATGGTAATTTAACATATCTAAATGTTGAAACAGTAGCGGTTGAAGATCCGATTATTCAATTACAAACAGGAGCTAATGGTGCTGCCCCTATCGCCAACTCAGGTAAAGATGTAGGAACCGCATTAAACTATTATGATACCGAAGCAAAGATTGCGTTTATGGGTTGGGATGTAAGTAACGCAGAGATAGCATTTGGTTCAAATGTTTCAATTACAAACGAAGTAGTTACATTTACTTCTCTAGCTAATACAAGGTCAGGGAATACATTAACTACTGGTGTATTTGCTACTACGCTAAGTGCAACAGGCAATGCTAATGTTGGTAATATCGGTGCTACAAATGGTGTCTTTACTAATGTATCAGGTAACGGAGCATTACTAACATCACTAAATGCAAGTAATCTTTCTTCAGGCACAGTCTCGTCATCTGTTCTAAATATCACTACCAGTACTACGGATACTACCGCAGGGAAGATCATGCGAACCGCAGATTGGGGCTTTGGAACAACTGCATTTCCGATTACCGATTTCACCTCTAACAATCTGAACTATTCGCAGATTTTTAGGGCGCTATCTAATGCGACTGGTGGTACGGGAACAGCGATTTCAGGTGTTGCGCTTCCATATGATGGCACCCCAACAACTAGTTATATGGCGGTCACTCCGGGTACCACGGTAGGAACTGTGAGGGCGTGGGCAGGCACAAAGACTAATTCCAATGGCACTCCAGTGTGGGCCGAACTCGCTCGCCTCACCGCGCCTACTTTTACAAATTATATCGGCATAGGTGGTATTAATTCAAACTACATTATTTCTGTTTCTGGAAATCAAACCGGTAACACTACGACTGGTGGCATCAACATCAGTGCGACGGTGCAGAATGATGTAACTTCGACGGCATACGGGGTTCTTGCAAATCCAACAACTGCCGCGAATGCATTCACTCTGACTAACTTTCGCGGATTCCAAGCAGGCATTTCACTTGGCGCAGGATCTACTATAACCAATGCTTTTGGATTTACAGCATCAAGTTTACTTGGAACAAATGCGACAAACGGATATGGGTTCTACAGCGACCTTGCTGCTGCTGCAAACAAATGGAATTTCTATGCATCAGGTACTGCCAATAACTATATGGCAGGTTCACTTGGTATCGGTACCACATCACCAGCAGTTGCGCTACATGTAAAACAAAACGGCGGTGCAATAAATGTCGAAGGTACAGATCAAGCTTACATACAATTCTATCCTAGAGGTATGGCGACTAGAACTTCTTATATTGGTGTAGGAAGTGCAGGTAGTAATAATTTTACTATTAGAAATGATGATAATGGTCAATTGCAACTACAATCAGGTAACTCTAATGTTGCTGTATTTGCAAACGGTAATGTGACAACAAGTGTGGCAGGTGTTGCAAATGTCTTAGTAGTAACTAGCACTGGTGCTAACATAGCTGGCACACTATCAGTATCAGGTAACATCACTGGTGGTAATCTAATTGGTGTCTTTGCTAATGGCAACAGTAATATAAGTATACCCGCAGCAAATGGTAATATCAATTTCAGTGTGGGTGGTCAAGCAAACGAAGTAGTATTCACCAGTACAGGTGCTAATGTTAATGGATATTTAAGTGTTTCAGGTAATGCAAATATCGCTAATATTGGCACTGCAGGACTTATTACTGCTGAAGGTACTGTAAGGGGAGGAGCACTATCAACTGGCGGATCATTGGGTGTAACTGGTAATGCAAACATTGGTAACATAGGTACAGCCGGACTTATTACTGCTACAGGCAACATCACTGGTGGTAACTTAATCACTGGTGGATTAATATCAGCTACAGGTAACATCACTGGTGGTAATATTATAGGTGTATTCGCTAATGGTACAAGTAATATAAGAATCCCCACAGCTAGTGGTAATATCAATTTCAGTTCAGCCGGTAATGCAAATATCTTAATAGTAACTGGTACTGGTGCTAATATTGCAGGTACTCTAAATGTCTCAGGTAATACTACTTTCTCAGGGGTTGGACAGCGTATTTTTGGTGACTTTAGTAATGCTACCTTATCAAGTAGAACGGCGTTCCAAGACAAGACGACAAATAATGGAACAAGTGTCCTGATACTTCCTAACGGTACAAATGCTAATGCACAGCTAGTTGTATTTAACTCTTCTAATACTGCTAATGCTTCTTACGGATTGATGTCTATTAATAGCAATGAGTTTCAATTAGGAACTGCTAATTTTGGTACTAGTCCTTATGTGCCACTTACTATTAGTGCTGGTGGTTCAGAAAGGGCTAGAATCACGACTGGTGGTGCCCTATATGTAGGTACCACCACTGGGCCGGCAAACGGTGTCACTGGAGCCGAAATGCTAGCCGACGGTCGAATAGACAATTCGGTAGCCACTGGTGCTGTTAATATGACTTTGTTCAAACCGGCCACCCCAACCCAGCCCGTATTTATGGCTTTTGCTTCTAACAATCAGACCATTGGATCTATCGCCTATGCGAATGCTTCTGGGGTGAACTACAACACATCTTCCGATTACCGTCTAAAAAATACTATTGCTCCAATGACAGGAGCACTAGATAAAGTGGCTCTACTCAAGCCTTGCACATACAAATGGAATATAGATGGATCAGACAGCCAAGGCTTTATTGCTCACGAACTTGCTGAGGTTGTGCCAGAATGTGTGACTGGTGAAAAAGACGCTGTAGATGCCGAAGGAAAACCTATATACCAAGGCATAGACACTAGTCACTTGGTAGCAACATTGACTGCTGCAATACAAGAACAACAAGCATTGATCCAAGCAATGTCTGCACGAATTGCCGCATTGGAGGCTGAATGATTGAGATAATATGCTCTGGGCTGGCTATAGCATTCAACTACAGACACATCCAGCCCATGAGCCTTAACTCAATTATATGTGACTATGCATAGTATTGAAATATTGTGCTGAATATTTTTCAACAGTCTTATGGTTCTCGCCTCAAAAGTTGGTCTCAATTAAGAAACCAACTTTTAGGGCAACCTTTAGAAGAAATTTGTATTCAAACTGATAAGTGGTGGCAATACGCTCCACTTGTCAATCATTATCTACATCCTATTGATTTACCAAATTGGCCTAACCCTTGGGAGTTATTGGTAGAAAACAGTTATTGCACTATTGCGCGCGGCTTAGGAATGTGTTATACTGTCATGATGTTAGATATTGACAATATAGAGTTTAAATTGGGTACAAATGAAATGGGAGAAAATGTGGCATTAGTCCTAGTAGACAACGCAAAATATACTATGAACTATTGGCCCGATTCTGTACTAAGTACTAATCTAAAAGAATTTAAACTTACTGAAACAATAGATATATCAAAAATAAAAAATAAATTATTAGGCTAAAAAAATATGAAAATAATGGTCACTAAACGAGATGGCTCTAGAGAGCCTCTCACTTTAGAAAAATGGCAAAATCATGTAGCTCAGATTTGCCGTGGAATTGCAGATGTAAGCCCTTCAATGATAGAAATCAAAGCTCATCCAAACTTTTATGATGGTATTACTACTAGAGAAATTGATGAAATAACATTAAGAGCTATAGTTGATCTAATAGATATGGAGTCCAATCCAGATATTGGTAATGTAAATTATCAATATGTAGCTGGCAAACACAGATTGTCTATGCTTCGCAAAGATGTATATGGTGATTATGATGTTCCACATTTATATACTATAGTCAAAAAGAATATAGAATTGGGTCTGTACACCGCAGAATTATTGGAATGGTATACTGAAGAAGAATGGGATAAAATGAATTCTATAGTAGAACATGCTAAAGATGAATACTATAGTTACGCAGCTATCGAACAATTGATAGAAAAATATTTGGTAAGAAATCGTAGTACAAAAGAAATTTATGAAACTCCACAAGTTCGTTATATGGTAGCAGCAGCTACTGTGTTCCACAAAGAAGAGAAATGTGGCAGACTCAAATACATAAAGGAATATTATAATGCGGCTAGTGATGGATTGTTTACTCTCGCTACTCCTGTGCTTGCAGGGCTTGGTACTCCTACAAAGCAATTTTCATCCTGCGTTCTCATTCGCAGTGATGATAATCTCGACAGTATCTTTGCTTCGGGCGAGATGATGGCCAAATATGCTAGCAAGCGTGCTGGCATTGGTTTAGAAATTGGTAGATTGCGCCCATTAGGCTCTGCTATCCGTGGTGGAGAAATCATGCACACTGGCATGATCCCTTTTTTAAAGAAATGGTTTGGAGATTTGCGTAGTTGTAGTCAAGGAGGTATTCGTAATGCTAGTGCTACTGTATTCTATCCTATTTGGCATCATCAGTTTGATGATCTTATTGTGCTTAAAAATAATCAAGGAACAGAAGAAACCAGAGTCCGTCATATGGATTATGGGGTTGTGCTTAGTGCTTTCTTCTGGAGAAGATTCAAAAACAAAGAAAACATAACATTCTTTGATCCTAACGAAGTTCCCGATTTATATGAAGCTTTTTATAAAGATACAAAAGTATTTGAAGAACTATATTTAAAGTATGAAAAACAACAAGGACTTCGCAAGAAGACCATGTCGGCCGAAGAAGTATTTAAAAGTGGCATTCTAAAAGAACGCACTGATACAGGTCGTATCTATTTAGTATTCATTGATAATGTTATGAAACAAGGGCCTTTTGATCCTGAATATCATACAATCTATCAAAGTAATCTATGCTGCGAAATTCTTTTACCCACCGTACCGTTTCAGTCACTGGATGACGAAGGTGAATTTAAGTTAACATTAGACAACGGACAAGAAATTACGCTACCCGGACAACATAAAGTTTTGTTGGCTACGGGAGAAAAGAAAAAGGTAAGAGAATTGACCGAGGACGATGATATTGAAAATTTGATGATATAAATTTATGAAACCTAGTGTACAAAGTATAAATACTCTATATAAGGAGCTTATGAAATGTATGCGGGATTTATATACGAATGGACAAATAAGTTAGATGGTATGAAATATATAGGATCACATAAAGGTACTATAGACGATGGGTATACAGGCAGCGGTGCTCGATTTGAAAATGCTAGGAAGAAATATGGCATTGAAAATTTTGAAAGAGTAATATTAGAACATGTTGAACACCCTAAAGATATTTTGCTAATGGAACAACATTATTTAGATAAGTTTAATTGTGCTAAAAGCAACAGGTATTACAATATATCCCCAACCGCTGGAGGCGGAGATTGTGGTAATGGTCCAAAAATATCTGCCACTAAAAAACGCAGATTTGTTTCTGGTGAATTAGTAGTTCATAACAAAGGTAAGGAAATGAAGGCTGAGCAAAAATTAAAATTAGCGGATGAATGGGAGATTGTCACGCCCACTAATCAAGTTTTTTTTATTAGCAATATGCTTGAATTCTGTCGTCAAAATAAACTAAACGCCAGTGCTATGAGTGCAGTGGCTAGGGGAAATAGGCGGCATTATAAAGGATACAAATGTAGAAAACTTACTAATAACAGAAATGTAGAATATGAATATAAAGAGCCGCCGCCTTATTTAACGGCTGAAGAAAAAAAGAAGATAAACAGCGAGGCCGTTAAAAAAGCAAAGCAACAAATAGCAACTCCCAAAATAAAATACAATGGAGTAATTTACAATAGTTTAGTTGAGGCTATGGATATTACAAAATTATCTAGATACTTATTGGTTAAAAACGGCGAACTTTTAAGAAATAATTAAGGAAAAAAATGAAAATAATTAAAAAAGAATGCACTAGAGCAGCACCAAAAATTGCGCTTTGTACTTTGGGGTCGATAAATTGGGGTGCATTCCGTCATCCAGAAGATATGCGTAGAGCATGTAGAATTTTACATCGTAGTCTTAACAACATACTTGATTATCAAGACTTCCTTTCTATTCAGTCTAAACTAAGTAATGATGAGATTCGTCCATTGGGCATTGGCATTACTAACTTAGCTTACTGGCATGCCAAGCGAGGATTAAAATACGGAGATAAGGATGCACTACAAGAAGTAAAATCTTGGATAGAACATCAAACATTTTACTTGACTGAAATGTCAGTTGAGCTGGCT